ACCCACTCCGTCTCGCTCTGGCTCCACTTCCACACATAGCCCTTGACCGGCGCAGGCTCCACAGGCCGCACCACCCACCCAGGCGGGCACCACCAGACCGTCTCCTCACCGGGTCCAGGCACAGGAGGCTCAGGCACCTCAACCCAGCCGGGTGTGCCGTCCGTCTCAGGCTTCGGGATGGAGCCGTTCTTGCTGTAGAGCGTCATAGCGTCGGGAAGGCTGCGGTGGGTGCAGTGAAGTTCGCCGTGTAGCGGGCATAACCGTTGGTGATGCGGAGGTCTTGGATGTAGCCGTTAAGTCTTTGGTTTGTGTTATTTACATCCGCACCAATAAGCATATTGGTTGTGGAAGTAAAGTTAGCGGAACTTGTTGTGCTTGCTTCTTGCGTTCCGTCTATAAACATACGTACTGTAGTTCCAGACCTTGTAACCGCAACGTGATACCAAGTATTGTTACTAATAGCAGTAGTTGATGTACACAGTGATGCAACACCGTACTGCCCAAAATCAAATTTTGATGTGTTTACAGCAATAGATAGAACAATATTGTTTGTCCCTTTTGATATAACTACATCCGCATTCCCCGCGCCGCTTGCTGTTGCAGTTCTGTTTATCCAACATTCAAGGGTGAAATCTCCAGTTCCTATATTTAATTCTGGCCGATTTGGCACAACGAGCCAATCCCCCGTACCGTCAAACCCCATGCTCGTCGTGCCCCACTTCGCCTGCGTGGTGCTCACCTGAGCATTGCCCACGGTCTGACCATCGTTGATCGTGGCCGCGTCATAGATGCCTGCGTTGGTGAAGTTCAGCAGCAGGCTGGTGTTGGTGATGGCGGTGAGTGGTGTGGTCGGCGGGGTGAAGTTGGCTGTATAGACGGCGGTGCCTTTGACGAGACGGAAGTTGGAGATGTAGCCGGTGTACAGCAATGATGTCAATTCACCAAGCGCGCCGATAGCGACCTGATTAGTAGAGTCGTTGGCAGTTATCCCTGTCAAACTGACTGTTCCGTCTGCCACACCGTTGATGTAGTTGGTGCCGGTGTTTCCGTTACGCACAAACGCAACGTGAACCCACTGGTTTAGTGGTAAATCGGCAGTGCTTACGGCAGCGTATTCAGTAAATGACGAACACACTACGCTTCTAAATTTGTTTGCCGCTGTTTTTTCTAAGTAGTAGGAAATGGTTGATTGAAGTCCACCAGTATCGCCTTGGCCTGAAATAACCTGACGAGTGCCAGCAGTTCCGTTGTAAACCCAACATTCAATCGTGAAATCACCGCTCCCCAACGTAAACGCTGCGTTGTCAGCAATACGCAGGTAATCCCCCGTCCCGTCAAAATACCCACTGCCCCCATACGAGGCCGTGCTGTAGGACGCTGGCGGGTTGAACGGCGCGAACTTGCTGATGCGCGTGTCACCATTCACCGTGATGGCAAAGGCGTTGGTGCTGCGGTCAATGAAGCGGTTGTCTTGGCAGGCAAGAACCAGCGTATTTGCGTCCGAAGTGTATGGTGACGTCGGTACAGTAATGGTTCTGGCGGTGTTGGAAAACCGCACATTAGAGATATACCCTTGTGCGCTGTAGCCCGTTGCCCAATCCAAACCGCCAATAATGACGGCGTTTTGCGCTACAGATGCTCCTGAAAGTCCGGTGGCAACAGACACGCCGTCTATATAAAGTGCGACTTGATTGGTTCCGGTGCCAGACCGAACTAGCGCAACGTGATACCACTGCCCAATGTTTGGAGTCCACGCATAGGTTATTACGTTCGTGGAACCAGTACCGCTGATATTGACAAGAAGATTGTTTGCTCCGCTATCTCTACCAATAACAATCCCATCTGTTCCACTAGCGCCGACGATAAAATATCGTTGGTTGGTACTACTCCAAGCATTTAAGTTGAGAAAAAACTCAACAGTAAAGTTTCCCGTTCCAACGCCAAATGCTGCGTTACTAGCAATTTTGATGTTGCTAGTGTTGGACGAACCAAATAGCCCGCTCCAGTACCCACTGGGCATGTACGGATTGAACGACCCCTGCGTGGTGTCGCCGTTGCGGGTGACGGTGAAGTTGTTGGTGCTGCTGTCGAGGAACGTGTTGTTCTGAGCGCCGTTGGTGCTGGTGGTGTTCAGCAGCAGGGTGACGTACTCAAAGAACGCATCCGTGGCCGCAGCAGCAGCGGCCTTCAAGGACGCGACAACGCCGTGCAGTACGCCGCTCATGGTCAGGTCAGGCCGTTGCCAGAGATGATCCAGCTCGTGCTGGAAACCTTGATGGCGGTCGCCACACCGTAAGCCGCCAGCGTTCTGCTGCCCGTGGTTCCTGCGCCTGCGAGGTACATCGTGTCCGTGGTGATGGCAATCGTCACGGTGTTGATCATGTTGACGAACGTGATCGTGGTGCCCACCGGGAACGGAACCGAGCCGTTGGCCGGGATGGTGAAGGTCCGGGCGTTGTTGTCCGTGATCGGGTGGACGATGCTCTTGCCTGCGTCACTTGCCAGAATGCCGTAAGCCGCAGACTGCGCGTTCTGAGGCATACCCACATAACCAACAGAATCCACGGTATTGGCCGTGGGGGCTACCGTAGCAAACGTGGCCGTGCCGGTGAACGTCGGGCTTGCAGACAGCACCATGCTTCCAGTGCCGGTCACAGAGTTGCTGAGCGTCACACCGCCGTAGGTGATGGCCCCGCTGAACGCCGCAGCGCGCGGGAAGGTGTAGGTATCCGCTGCCCCCGGCGCACGCAACTGAGGTGTTGCAGTGTCCAGAGCAATGACTTCAAACGCTGCCATGTTTTACCTCAGACGTTGTACGCTGTACCGCCGCTAGACAGCACAGTGTTGGAGACGGTGTAACTGGTGCCGGAACTATTCAGCACTGTCAGGGGAACAGTATACGAAGTGCCTGCACTGTCCCGAACATTGATCGTCGGTGGTGGCGGTGTGGCCGTAGTCTGCTTAAAAAAGCGACTCCGCCCCGTTGAGCGCGTCAGCCGAAACATCAGTACCCCTCGCCGGCAATGATGTGCAACGACCCGCCACCAGCCGGGGCGATGTACGCGACCACGTTCTGCTCTTGCGCTTTTGACAGAACGATCTGCGTAGCCGGCAGGACGGGGTAATCTGCTGTCGTGGCCGTGGCCGACCCCTCGCCCACACGAACGTAGGTGGTAACCGAGGCGCTCAGATTGGTGATGACCAGGGCCTTGCTGCCAAAGCCGACAGTGCTTGATGCCGATGCCGCGCCTGGCGACACCGTGACGCCGCTGCCATAGGCCGGGTTGAATGCTGCTTGGACTGCCATGTGTGCCTCGTCAGGAAATGCGATACCAGGAATTGGTCGGCTGATAGAACCGAAGCCGAAAAAACGCCTCAGCCGCCATCGTAGTCGGGTCGCCGTAGACGGCAGACGCGCCATTGGCGCCCACGGCGAACGTGGTGATGGTCTGCGTGGTCGTGATCAGAATCTCGGTGCCGTCAGGCGTCGAGGTGTTCAGCGGAAGCGTCACCGTGCCAGAGGCCAGCGTGCCCGCAGGTTGCAGCAGAATCCACTGCTGCTCGCTCACGGGCGTAGGCGCCGCGATGTTGAACCCGGTGGATGGCGTGTAGAGGTTCACGGCCACCGTAGGCGCTGCAAACTGCTGCTGGAAGTAATCTAGCAGGGCCGACATCGGCAGGCGCCGTGCGTCGCCGTTGTTCGGGCTGTAGACCGGCAGTTGGTCGCCTGCGGAAACCTGCGTCAGCAGCGGGAGTTGATTGATCGTCGGCATGTGCGCCTCTCAGAATTCAAGCGGGCCGTCACGGCCTGCCAGGATGGGTTCTTCCGGGTTGTCCACGAAGGGATCGTCGTAGGCTTTGGCCCCGGCGCCTCGCGGCATGGACGCGGGAAGCTGCATTTCCATCGGCATGGCCGCTCGGGACAGCAGTAAGTCGTAACTCTGCTTGGCTGTGATCTTCGTGTCGATGCTTGGGGTCTTGCCGTATTGCGGCGCGATTCGAACGGCCAAGTTCGTGATGATCGCCTCGTTGGCCGCATCTGGCACCAGAGTCTCGGTGTCCAGATCGCTGTCTTCTGGACTGCTGGGCAACGGATACCCGATCCTGATGCCCTTGCCGTTCCATGTGGCAAGCATGGTGTCCAGCCGGCGCAATGCGCCTTCAAGCTGCTGCGGCTGCAGATCAAAGACGTAGGACGCCATGCCAATCTCGGCAAAGGCTTCCTCTACGAACTGGCGCTTGGTGTAGCCCATGCTTGTCTCAGATCGGGTCGTCAGCGGACGGCGTAGCGGTCATGGCTGCGGTGATCTTGGCCATCAGCGTCTCGTCGCTCCAGCGGCGGTCCACCTTGATGCCCAGCAGCGCGGCCTGCTGTTCCATCTCAGCGCGGGTAGGCGGGGCGTCGTCGGCGGGCTTGGGTGCCGGTGCTGGCGTGGGTGCAGCGGGCTCCAGGCCCAGCGCCGCCAGATAGGACTTATGCCAGCCGTCAGCGATGGCTGCGCCGAGGTCTTCGGGCGCCACGCCCTTCATGTCATAGGTCTTCCCCGGAGGCCCAAAGTGCGGGCCAGGGCTGCGGTAGACCACGGTGATTTCGTCGCTCACTTCTTGCCCTTCGGTGCAGGGCCTGGCCCCTTGCTCGGCTTGCCGGCCTTCATGGCAGCGGTACGCGCCGTGTTCAGGGCGATGGCCACGGCCTGCTTTTGCGGCTTGCCGGCCTTCATCTCCTTGGAGACATTGGCGCTGATCGACTTCTGCGAATAGCCCTTCTTCAACGGCATGGTGCGCTCCAGATGTGAAAACGCGGGCGGCGGCCAGGAACTCCCAACCCAAACCGCCCGCGTGGCAGTCTACCAGCCCGCTATCAGGAAGCGATACGGTAGATGGTGTAGGTCGCAGCAGCAGTCTTGCGGGCACGGAACAGGCCCGAGTTCGACGCCGCCACCACCATATTTCCCACCAGCGTGCAACCCGCCACGCCGCCACCAACCGAGATGGTGAAGGCGTTGGCGCCGCCGGTGTTGATGACGCTGAAGTCCACCGAGTCGTTGATCGCCAGGTTGGTAGCCGCGTCCAGCACGGTGCCGGTCGGGGGCGTGGCCGTCACGGCTGCGGCGGTGGTGGAGGTCACGATACCGCCCAGGATCATGGCGGCAGTCAGGTCTCCCGTGGCGTTCAGCGCAATGGGATCGTTCTGGAGGTTCCAGTCACCATCGTTCGAAACGTGCGGGCTGGTGCCCACCTCGTACAGCACGGGGAAGTCGCCGGCCTCGATGATGATCGTGGCGCCGTTGGCGAATGCCGAGGAGGTGTAGGTGGTGTTGACCACCGTTTGCAGCAGGCTGTTCGTGGTCGGGTAGTTCGGGAAGCCGACTTGCTGATAGACGTTTGCCGTGCCTTGGGTCTGGACGACGATGCGCTGGTTGGCCGTCAGCGTGACGGTGGCATTGCCCTGGGATTGGACGGTCGTGTAGGCCATGATGTGTGTTCCTTGTTCGTTTGCGATGCGGGCCGGTGTTACCCGGCCCGCGTGCTATCAGGTCTGCGAGAACATGATGATGCCGGACATCTGCGGCTGCTTGTTGACCACGCCATACAGCGTGTCCAGCCGGTACTTGGTCTTCATCGTGTTGATGTCGTACTGCTTCGTCATGACCAGTTCAATGCCCTGGTCAGTGGAAGCACGCATCACGGCAGCGCCTGCGTCGGTGGGCACAGCGTAGCGCCCCGGCAGGATTTCGAGGGCGTCCTTCTGCCAGAAGGGGTTCATGTTGCCGGCCACGGTGTTCAGGAACACGACAGGCGACGTCGCGGAGGGCGTCGGGATCGACACGTTCTGGTACTGCGCCTCGGCATCGGTGCCGCCCTGGCCGCTCACGATGGCCGGGGTAATCACCAGCGTGGTGCCGCCAGCGGGGACGCTCACGACGCGGAAGGTCTTGAGCACGCCGGTAGACTGCTTGGTGATGTGATGCACCGCGAACACGCCGCCGATGGTGAACGAGTCACCC